AATTTACAAGTAACTCTTACCAAACTCTCTTATAAAGTCTGGTCTGTCTCCATAAGTAGCCTCATAAGCCTCCTGAGCTATACGCTTTAAATATAGGTCTGTCTCCCTGTTCTTATGTGCTGCGTTCTTACCGTTCCTGTGGCAAGTCTCACCACACAGCCAGACTTTTAAGCCTCTCTTTTCACTATTCTTACGGTTACTAGTTCCAAAGAATATATGATGATCCTCTAAACTGTCATAAAAACCACTAGGTATACTACAGCCACATAAAAAGCATACTTTCTCAGTCTGTATAATACTTTTCATACACTCACCAGCTTATACATAGCTACATTACGCTTAGTAACCTTATCATAAGCCTTACCAGTAACCTCTACCGCTCCACCATCCTCCAGCTCTGTCAGCCTAGGAGCTACAGCCTGTCTTACAGGATAAGGTATGATTTTTTGCTTATATAGTTCTACAGCTATCTCTCTGGCTGTAAGTGCTACACCGCTACTTAATACACTGATAATATGGTTATAAGCTGTAGCTTTATCCAGCTGCTCATAACTCTCTATTTTTGTGTCCTCTGTAATACTCATAAATAACCCTCCTATCTTAGTCTGTAATTAGGTATACTGTCATCAAATGTCACTATATAACCCTTGCTCATTTCTATAAGCCTACTGGCTATAGCCTCATCAAACTCCAGCAGCTCCTCTATAGTTTTCTCAGTAGATATAATTACAGGCTTACGCTTTAAGTATCTGTAATTGATAACCTCATACATAATATTAATATCAGTCTCATTTACCTTGCCTTTTAACAGGTCATCTATAAAAAGCACTCTGGCGTTTTGGAGCTTATATATCTGATCGTTATAATAGTATTTAGTGTCACTAGCCAGCTGCTGCTTAAGTGAGGTTACTACGTCTCTATAAGGCATATAGCGTACACCTACGCCAGCATTTATAAGGTTATTAGTTATAGCCAGTCCTAAGGTAGTCTTACCTCTGCCTGACTTACCACATAACATCATAGAGTTAATACGCTCATCCTCCATAGACTTAAAATTTTTAAAGTATGAGACAGCTGTATTTTTAGCATTTACCAGTAGTGGCTCATCAAAGGTATTAAACCCCTTAAAGCCTTTTTTAGCGTCATCCTCACTTATACCGCTACTTATCATGAGTCTCCTTGAAATTGCTTTTTCTCTGCATACACAGTCCTTAGCATACTCATTACCGTTAGCGTCCTTGACTATAATTAATGTTACGTCCTTGCATATATCACAGTTATACATTTAAAACACCTCTACATCATTATTAGAGCTGGTATTATTGGTCTTAAGGTGTGATAAGTCATAGGCTGGCTTAACTGCTGCCTTTTGCTTATCATCATACTTACCCTCTAATACCTTAACCATATTGTTATCACCTATTAGCCAGTCAAAGTCAGCGTTCCAGTTACGACTATTAGAGCCTTTTAAAAAACTACTAGCCTCTGCTTTCTGGAATAGAATTTCAAAGTCATCTAGTTTATATTTTTTTAACCTTGCTTTAATGGCTTTTTTACGCTTGTCTGAAAGAGTCCTTACACGTGGATATGATACGCAAGTATCATGATACAGGTCTACTATCTCCTGATAGTTGACAGGCGTCTTATACGCCTCTTTCTCTATCTCTATCTCTATCTCTATCTCTTTCTCTATCTCTAGGCTATTTTGTCCGTCCATTTGTTCGGACATTTGTCCGTCATTCTGTCCTAGTAAAAGTAGCTTTTTTTCGTTTTCTATCCTTGCTCTGTACTCTCTCTTACGGTCTGCCTCTGTACTTGATTTGCCTATATAATTCTGAATATTTAGCATATAAATAGCTCCATTATCCAGTACCTCTATAAGTCCCAATTGTCTAAATATAGTTAATGCTTTTTCCACTACACCTACTTTATGGCGTGTTAGCTCTGCCAGTACATCAGGCGTATAAGGTATTAAGTCATTAAACATAAGACGTCCTTGATTTTTAAGAGACCTTAGATAGAGTTTCATAAGGATATTACTGTATAAATAGCCATCTGGCATACTCTCCAGTATGATCATAGCCTCATCATTAAAAAAGTCATCCTTGACCTTTAAATAATAATATTTCTTGTCATCTGCCACAGTCTCACCTCACTCATTATCTTCCTCTTTCTGCTTAACAAATTCTCTATACTTTCTGGTGTATTCATAACTATCACCAAAAATTTTATTTACTGCTTTATATAACTTAGGCTCATACTTTTTAATAATTTCTAATTCTTGCTCAAAGTTATTTCCAAAAGGACAGCCAGCACATCCAGTACGTTTTAAACCATACTCTGTATAGCATTTAGAGTGACATACATTATATGTATTATCATATAACTCCTTATCTTCATCCTTATACCAGAATATAGGTCTAAACTCAGCCACGCCTTTAATATCATTACTAAAGCAGCTAGTATAACGCACCGCTCTAGCTCCTCCCTCTGCTTTTCTGAGTCCCTGTAAACTTAGCTCAATATCATTAGCCACTTTATAGTTATAAGCTGGTTTTTTTCTTGCCCCACTCACAGCACTCATCAGATATAAAAAAAGGAGGAGGGTTAGCTACCATAAACTCTTTTAACCATTTGTTATTAGATATATTAAACTGGGAGTCATAGCCCTTTTTACTTTTCTCCCAAGCATTACACCACCACTTAAGAGCTACCTTGCACTTAGGGTACTTTTTATAAAGAGTGTCAAAGTCCTCATCTTCCTACTTAAAGTTATTAGTCTGTAAACGTTTTATCATATTACTTACCCTTTTAGATAAAAAAGGCTGTCCATATCGTCTACAAGCAATAGGTATAGGTTTTACAGCTTTTACTCTTTCAATGGTTATACTGTACTTTTCCTCTAAATACTCTAAATGTTCCTTAGTGGCTACATACTCTAAACCAGTATCAAAAAATAAATATTTAATATCTTTACCGTCACTAAATTTACTAACCATATCTAACATAATGTCACTATCAGCTCCACCGCTGACAGATACTAAAATATTTTTATAGTTTTTTAATTTAGTGTTAAGGATAACAAAGGCGTCAGCTATGATAGTATTAGGAGCTTTATCTAACTCATTAAATAAGTTACTCATATTACTCCTCCTAGCCTACAGTCCTATATACTTCTATATACTGGACTCCCCACTTAATAGCCTCCTCATGGTCATCCATATAAATATCTATCCTGTTACCTTTAATAAGTCCTCCTGTGTCCTGAGCCTTGTACTGCTGCCCGTTAATCATTACAGTCTCACCAAACCCTATAACATTAGGGTCTACTGCAATAGAGTAATTAGCTGTAAGCGGCTCTCCTATAGCTCCATATACTACGTCACCTCTGTCCTCTGCATAAGCTCCACAGCACTCACTACAGCCACAGTAAGCAGTTATAGTAAATGTACCCATAGACTGTCCTAGCTCAGTTATCTCACCAGTAGCCTCATGCTGACACTCTATACAGTTATCCGCTCTATGTGGCTCAGCCTCAGGCTCACCTATCAAACACAAACTTATTAATATAATTGCTACATTAATTATCATTAATTACCTCCCTGTCCTTTAATGTGTATGTAATTTTAATTTGTTCCTGTGCCTCTAATAGCTCTATTAGAGTTTTAATAATGTCCTCTCCACTCATACGCTCTACCTCTTTAGTCTTGATTATCAAGACTTTTTAGTGAAAAAAAATACTCATGGGAGTCCTCCAGTGGAATACCTAAAAGCTCACAAGCCTTAACTATCTCTGGACTTTTCCACTCTACCGCTTGCTTAAGACGTGCATTAATGGCAGTCCTACTCATTTCCATAGCCTCAGCAAAAGCCTCCTGAGTTCCAAAGACTTCCTTGATTTTACCGTATAACTTACTGTAATCAAACATATCTTATACTCACCTCCTATAAATTTAGTCTTGATTTTCAAGACCTTACGAGTTTTATTATACTGATATAATTTTACTTGTCAACATTTAATTTTGATTTTCAAGACATTTTTACCGATTTTTAATACAAAATAGTTGTTTTTCAAGACTTTATATGGTAAATTATAATTACTTTAAACAAGGGAGTTGATAATATGGATAATACTTATGAGAGAAAAAACAGAATAAGAGAGGCTCTTAGTATAAGAAATATGAAACAGGTGGAGCTGGCAGAAAAGACAGGAATACCTAAAGGTACTATTAATAACTGGCTTAACCAGCGTTATCAACCTAAACAAAAG